TAAAAAAAGAATTAATGAGCATATCTTCGAAGGAGAAGAGAAATGAACAAAACAACACAAAAAACGCTGTTTAGCTCTAAGACGGGCGAATGGGCAACACCACAAGAATTTTTTAATAAGCTAGACTGGAGATTTGGAAAGTTTACTTTGGATCCTTGTGCTACAAATGATAATCATAAGGCTAAGAAGTATTATACTCTTGAAGATAATGGACTGGCCCAAGACTGGGAAGGGGAAACTGTCTTTGTTAACCCTCCCTACGGCAACCTCTCAGAGTGGGTAGAGAAGGGATATAGAGAAAGCCAGAAGGATGATACCAAAGTGGTGATGCTCATCCCTGCCCGAACTGATACAAAGTACTGGCACAAATATGTAATGAGAGCATCAGAGATTCATTTTATTAAAGGACGCCTTAAATTTGGAGACTCTAAGAACTCTGCTCCGTTTCCCTCTGCAGTAGTGGTATTTAATTCGGGGTCTTCTTATATTCGAAACCTATATCCATCTGTGTATACGATGGAGCGAGGATGAATAGAAAGCAAAGACGAGCTTTGGAGAAGACATCAAAAGCCGAAAAGGCATTGGCCTCTGAGGTTGCGTTATTTGGGCTTTTGCCTGATAAATGTGATACATGTCACGAATCATTTGACAAGAAAAACAAAGAAATGGTGATGTCTTGGTCGGTGGTTGTTCACCAGGAGGCGGAAAAGGTTCGCTTATTTTGCCCTCCCTGTATTGAAAAGGCAAAAAAAGTAGTTAAGGAGAGAGAAAATGTCGATTGATAGATTGTCAAAACCAGCACTTCAAAAATTATTATCTGGTAAAGTAAATGAAGCAGCAATTTGTGTTATTAAATTTTATTCGAATAAGTGCCCGTTCTGTCATAAATTAAGCAGCCCTTATAAAGACATAGCAGAAAACAAAGAATACTCAGACTTACACTTTTTTGCTTTTAATATCGCTGATTATCCACAAGCAGAAAAGATTATAGGGTTTAATGGAGTGCCCACAATTACCTTGGTTAAAACAGGATTTAATACGCCCAAGATTAGAGTGTTAAAGGATCCAGAGGAACCAAACAAAGAGACATGGTACCATTTGAACGATATTAAAGAATTTATTGAGAAGGAGAAATAATGTCTACGGAAATAGATTATGGAAACTTAACAAAACGAATAATCTTCACAGACAATGATCACCGCCAAGCTCAACTTTTAATCAGATTAAAACAGGATGGACTTACGCAGTCTGCCTTTTTTCGTCATATGATAACAGCATACATCACAGGTGATCACAGAATTCAAGGATATGTTGATGAAGTAAAAGATCAGTCTAAAATTAAAAAGGCAAAATCTGCGCAACTACGCAATAAAGGCAAAGCGACCCTTAAGGACTTTGCACTTAGCGAAGGCGAAATAGAAAACATTTTTGATTTATTAGAAGAGGAGCACCCAGAGTTATGAAACAAAATGGATTATTAAAATGCTCTAAGTATTGTTTGAAAGAAGGAGTGTCGTGCCCGGTGACGGAGTGTCGTCTTTGGATAGATTATGAAAAAGAACATAATTGTTGTTTAATATCTGTTTACGAGAACGGGAATATGACCCTCAGAGAAGCAGCAGATCGCTTAGGCATTTCATTTGCGAGAGTGAAACAAATAGAAGTAAAGGCTCTAGAAAAGTTAAAAAAACGTATATCTTCGGCAAGATTGCTTTTTTAGGGAGTTTATTAAACCACAACACTATTTATATTTGAGTTTGTACATTTTAAGGAGATTTATAATGGCTCGTAAGACTTTGTTAACTGAATCAGAAATCCGTCGATTCATGAAATTGGCCAGCATGCCGGCGGTTGGCAGTCCTAGATTGCGTGAGTGGAATGGCGTTACTGAGGTAGAAGAAGAGCCTATGGACGATATGGGAGCAGGCGAAGAAATGGGCCTGGAAGATGAGGAAGTAGGCCTAGAAGATGAAGAAATGGGTATGGAAGATGATGAAATGGGCCTGGAAGATGATGAAATGGGCCTGGAAGATGAAGGAGCAGAAGAGCTTGCTCCTGACGCTGTAGAAGCTGTGGAAACCGCTCTAGAAACAATGCTCGATGCTATGGGCAGTGCCCTTGAACCATATGGTATTGTAATGGACGCCGAACGCAGCGAAGGCGGCGAAGAAGAAGAGCTAGGTCTCGAAGACGAGGAAGGCCTAGAAGGTCTCGAAGACGAGGAAATGGCCCCCGAAGAAGAAATGCCCCCGGAAGGAGGTGAGGAAATGGAAGTAGGCGGCGAAGAAGAAATGATGATGCAAGAAGTTGCCCGTCGCGTAGCCGCTCGTTTAATGAAGGAATCTCGAAAAGAAAAGATGGCTGATCAACTAGCTGAAAAGATTATGAAGAGGCTCTTGAAAAAGTAGTTGACAAAGAATTTACAAGCTGTTATAATAAACCACCGATAGAGATATTGGTGGTTATTTTTTGAAAAGGATATTATATGGAATGGCTTCAATATTTTCTTGTATTTGTGTTTGGTTACCTAACTTGTAAGACATTTTATTTTTTTCGCGCCACTAGAACTGGAATATTAATAGTGAAAAGCGCCCAAGTTATTAGTCTGGCCATCCTCGCAAAGTCAATGGAAAATTTTGCTTTCTCAAGAACTTATAAGATTCTTACTTTGCAAGAAAGTGGAGCCAGCGAACAAAACATTGGCGCTTATACCATTAACATTGATCTAGCAATTAACTCCTACAAAGAAAAAGCAATTAAACATATAGTCGAACAGCATTCTAAATTTTACAAAGAGATATTAGATTTTGATGATTGGAGATCGGGAATGGACTATCTTGAGCAGAATAGAGAGGTGGCGCATGCGTTCCTTCTTGAAGAGTGATGTATTAGACAAATTAAAAGAAAAGTTACGTAGCTTTCTTGATGGTGTTGAAGAAACTATAGAAGAAAAGAAAGTTATTTTGGTTGATCCTTCTAAACTACAAGGAGGAGAGCCAGAGATTAGCTTGAGGACAATCGGCTTGTTCTCTGACATACTAGAAGAGCCTATAGCGGAATTGGTTCATGCGCTTATGTATATGAACGAAACGAACAAAGATAAAGAAGAAGAAGATAAAGAACCCATTGAATTTTATCTTTCTACTTACGGCGGCTCTGCTGATGACATGTTCGCTTTGTATGATATAATGAAAGATATCCAGAAGAGAACAGAAATCCATACAGTTGGCGTAGGAAAAGTAATGTCGGCTGGTGTGCCACTGCTTGCTTGCGGAACAAAGGGCAAGCGCAAGATTGCAAAGAACTGCCGTATTATGATTCATTCAGTAAGTGCCGGCAACCAGGGAAATATTCATGATCTCGTTAACGAGTTAGAAGCAGTTGAAGAGCTACAAAAAATGTATATAAATTGTTTAGTAGCAGAAACAAAAATGACCAAATCTCAACTTAAAAAAATGTTAAAACGCAAAGTGAATGTCTATTTATCTGCAGAGCAAGCAATTAAGTTAGGAATCGCTGACGAAATATTATGAGGAGAACATATGTCTGAACTATCTGAGATTTTAAAGAACGAATATAAAAAGAAAGAAGAGAAGAAGCCTATCGACTTTTCTATGTTAATGGAAATGGTTGAGCACTTGTATGATGCCATTGAGCCAGAGGTGATAGGGGAAGCGAAAAAGGGTAAGGACGTAATGGACACCGGAAAAAAAGAGACCCAAACAGTCGATATTGCTTTGCCATTCGTTCAACTTAGTGAAGCGTGGGGAAAACCGGGATCAGCGCAGCGCAGTGACGTGGCTAAATTTATTGATCAAATAGGCGCGCCGGTTACTCCAGGGAACCCTGTTGAAACCTTGAGAAGCAGACTGAGACAGCTACAAAACTTTACCACTACAATTTTAGAGGGGGGTCTTGCGTCTGGAGAGGGCATGCCCGTATCTCAGGTTATTTCAAATATTTTAATATTGGACAGCCTCTCATCAATTGTTACAGCAGGCGAGGAAGAGCAATATAGCGCCAGCCCAGCCGGTTTTATTTTTGAGGGCTTTTTGGCTGCATTAGCCGGCGCAGATTCAACTCAAGTAAAGCCTAAAGAAAGTGTATCAACTGAAGATATCACCATTGATTTGGGCCCTGACGCGGGAGGAGTTCCCGTTAGTTTAAAATTGCTGCGCAGAGCCGGCGCCGTTCATGGAAGTATAAGTGATTTAGTACAATCATTTCAAGGACAAACTGGAGTTGATTTACAGCAGATGTATTCGACAAAGAAAAGACCCGTCGAGCCCGTTGAAGAGCCATTGCCACTGGCAGCTGAAGCTGTCGATAGACGGAAGGGCGCCCACCCAGGAGCAACGGTGTTAGACAAGGATGTCAATGGAATGAAATACATTATTGTGCTGAAGACACCGAAGAAAAGTGGCACACTCTTGGATTTTTATGAATTTGACTTTACCTTGGAAAAGTTTCAAAAATGGGTGGAAGATGGTAAAATACCTAGACCCGGAACCGGACAAACGCAATTTTCGTTAGGGCTAACACAATATCTCGATGGTCCATTTCCGGGCGGTGGCGCCGCGAAGATTGCCGAATCATATGTGCTCCCTGGCTCGCTGGAAGTGCGCTTAAAAGCACAAAAAGTTTTAAAAGAACTTTATAATGATTTTTACAAGATCCTGCAAGCGCTCAAGACAACTACCGACAACTTAAATACTTATCTTGCCGATCCAGAGGACAAGCCCGCCGGAAGAACTTCTGCAACTGCGGCCGATGAGCTTGAAAAAGACATTATAAAGACAACAGGGGAATAAAAACTTGACATACAACCAAAAAGAGATTATAATATTAATAGAGGTGATTATTGACTAGAGATTACGACGACACACAAACTCTACAACAGAAAATTATGAAGGGAGTAAATATTCTCACGGATAACGTAGCTTCCACACTAGGCCCCAAGGGGCGCAATGTACTCTTACAAGAGAAAGGAAAGACACCGTTTATTACAAAGGATGGTGTAACTGTGGCGCACTTTGTTGAGTTGGAGGATCCATTTGAAAATGCTGGTGTTCAGATTATTAAACAAGCAGCAATTGAAACTAATAACGTTGCTGGTGATGGCACCACAACTTCTACCGTATTGGCAAGAGCCATTTTGAGAGAGGCACAAAAGTATGTTGCTTCGGGCGTCTCGCCTTACGATTTACAGAGAGGAATAGAACTTGCAACTAAAGAAATTACAGAGAAACTTAAAGAACTGGGTCGACCAGTTAAAAGCACAGATGAGATTGCTCACATTGCAACCATTTCTGCAAACAATGATGAGTCAATCGGAAAACTTATCGCTCTTGCTGTTGATCGCGTGGGTCAAGATGGATCCATTACTATTGAAGAGTCGAGATCTTTGGAGACTTCATTAGATGTCACAGAGGGCTTTCGATTCGGCGCTGGCTATTGCGCTAGTGCTTTTGTCACTGATGAGCGTCGTGCTATTATGCACCACGACGATCCGCTGCTTCTGGTAACAGATCATAAAATCTCAGCAGTTGAACAGATATTGCCCGTGTTAGAGATGGTGGCCAGAGAGGCGCGCCCTTTAATTGTGGTGGCTGAAGATGTCGAAGGACAGGCTTTAGCCGCTATGATTATGAATGCAATGCGGGGCACTCTTAAGGTGGCTGCAATTAAGGCACCTCAGTACGGCGAGGAGCGCAGGAATATTCTTTTTGATCTCGCCACCTCTACGGGGGCTACATTTATCACAAAAGAGAGTGGTGCAAAACTTAAAGATGTAAAAATGGTTGATTTAGGTAGTGCAAAATTTATTGACAGTAATAAATATAACACCACCATAGTGGGAGGAAAGTGTGATTTTCAATTGGTAGAAAAGCAGATAGAAACACTTAAGAACCTTATTAAGGATACTGAATCTTTGGATGAGTGTAGAAGAATACAAGAGAGAATTGTACGTCTAGCATCTGGTGTGGCGGTTATTAGGGTAGGGGGCTTGACTGAAGTAGAAATGACTGAGAAAAAGCACAGGATCGAAGATGCTTTGGAGGCGGTGCGCTCTGCTCAAGAAGAAGGAATTGTTGTCGGCGGTGGGTGCGCTTTGTTACGCACATCCGCCACAGTAGTTATATCTACTAAAAATCGTGATGTAGTTTTGGGTGCAGCAATTGTACAAGCCGCTTGTAAAGAACCTATTCGACAAATGGCTTTAAATGCCGGCGAATCTCCGGACCTCATTGCTAATAAGGTTTTGTCTTCCCCGGAAGAAAAGGGATGGGATTTCAAAAATGGATGTTTAACTGACATGCTGGCTGATGGTATTATTGATCCCGTTAAAGTGACACGGGTTGCTTTACAAAATGCGGCTAGTTGTGCCGGCACATTAATAACAACAAACTATGGTATTATACAAACAGGATGAAAAAAATGAAAATATTAAAAGGAGAATTATGTTACATCCCACAAGATGTCACATTACTTAATGAACACGAAAAGGCCCCATCAGGATATATTAAAACTTTAAAACCACAGGCGGCGATTGTCATAGAAGACTTTGAGCAGTCGAGCGCGTGGCTAAAGGTGTTTTTTCAAGGATCAGAATGGTATGTTTCCAAACAAGAAGTATATCCAATGAACATATTCGAGGAGGAAGGAAATGTTAATCAAACTCACAGAAGTGTGTAACAACACTGCTATTACATCACAGCAAACTTATACTTTACGCGAGGTTTTTATTAACCCAGAGCACGTTGTAATGATTCGTGAAGAGTCAAGAATGAAACAGTTAAATGAACAGGGAATGCTCCCGACAGAATTAAATAAGGATCATAGGTTCTCAAAGTTAAGCATTAATCGAGGACATACAGGTTCAGAGATCGTGGTTGTTGGTTCGCCCGAGACGATTGAAGTTACATTAAACAAAAGCGCCAAGAAACAAGTCTTAAGAGGATAAAATGGGAAAAAGAGTAAATATTCAATATTCTGTTGATTTAGATGATTTGGAGAGAGAGGTTGTTAGAATGATTAAAGAAACAGGAAACAAACTGGAGGGGTATGGAGAAGATTTAGGACATCTTGTTGGTTTATCGAGCGACGAGCAGAGTTTGACACTTAAAACGTTAAAAGAATTAACGGAATATCGCGTGAGGGTTGCAAAGGTTGATTACATGTTGGAGGATATAACTAGTATTATTTCTAGTTATATTCACTATAAATTAGAGCCAGAAGAGGAGGCGCCTGCTGAGATGCCGACGCTGGAGACACCGGGCCCAGATTCTTGGTCGAAACCCTCAGAAGAGCATAAAGCGGTACCGCCTCCTAATATAGAACGAGTACAACAGCTAATTGATAATTTTAAAAGCTCCGTGCAAATAGATGAAGTCTCCGATTAAAGAGAATATTAATAATTTTAAAGCGCTGTCTGTTTTGAAAGAGATTTTCCCAAAGGGAAGCGTGATAGATTCTTTTTTGTTTTTTTCTGGACAAATAGAACTCAGTTTAGCGGAAGCCGAGCGCTTTGTTGTTGCGCATACAAACAAGTATGTCATTTACGAGTTTTGGAAATGTGCAATGGAGGACCCAGAAAGGGTAGCAAAACTATCAGATTTCTTTTATCCCATTGGAGATGAAAAGTTTTTTCATGATTATCAAGAAAACTGGCCGAAGTATAAGGATCACTATACCCGTTCTGCTTTGTTCTTTTTACTCAACAGGTGTTCCGAAAGTGGATGGATTTCGGCCGGCAAGTTTGATGATGTGAATTTTAATCCTATCGCGCTTTCCCATTTAAAAAAGTTTACACCTAAAAATTTTTTTCTCACTCTGGACAAAGGCACCACACTTAATGAAGCCATGGCCAATAGCACAACGAAGGGCGAATATTTATTTTTTCCTATTGGCAAGTTTGATAATAACTTTTTTGAACATGGCAAGCACAAAGGATATGAAATGACAACTATTCTTCATAAAGAGCTTTGCGAGTATCTACGTGATATCGAGAAAAAATGGGTGGTGCTATACAAGACCCATGCACGATTATTTAAACTATACGAAGGCTCCAACATTATTATGATAGACAAGTACGGCAAAAAAACAACGGACAAAAATAAAAGTGAGGACGTTTTAATTGCCAACTTCTAGAATATTATTAGCGTGCTTGCTGTTTACTACCGGTCAGCTATTTGGATGGTTCCATCTTAACTCTCAATTTGTGTGGGAGTGGTGGAAAGATAAGCCTCTTTTGCCTATTGTTGTGTTCACGTTTCCCGCATCTTTATGTTTTTGGTATGGAATGCAACTAGCATATGCAGAGATGGGAGAGATATGGGGTCCAAGGTTTTTAATCTTTGCGTTGTCTTATTTAACGTTCCCTTTGCTTACGTGGCATTTTTTAGGGGAAAGCATGTTTACCGCAAAAACGATGACGTGCGTGTTTTTGGCGTTTATAATTGCCTCCATCCAACTGTTCTGGAGATGAAATAGGAAATAACTAACTATTTATATTGTTGGAGTATAATTTAAATGGATATTGCTACTGGAACGTGGTTTAAATACCTTAGAGAGAGTAAAGAAAAGCCAAAAAAGCCAAAATGTAAGCGGCTTCTCACTGAGATCTCGCGAGAGGAACATGAAAAGTTACAAACCTGGATAATGAACCAGGGCGACATCAACCCAGAGTTGGATGATGTCTTTGGTGGACCCGGCAAGATGCGCGTTGCGTTTCCTATGGCCGGCCAAGACAGCCGCAACCTAGCACAGATTGTTAGCGCTTTGTTGAGTGATAGCTGGCGGCCTCCCATGTTGGAAGGCTACGGTTCTAATAAATTTGAAACAAAAGAAGTCAAACAAAAAGGCAAACGCCGTGTTGGGGAATTGCCTGCTGGATTTGGAATGCCACATCCTCAAACCAATCCCGATCCGCGTCCCGTTGAGGTATACTACGAGGACAAGACAATAGCAGAGTTAAACCTCGAAAAGACTTATGACTTCACTATACCTGCCGGCCCGCGAAAAGGCGAAAAAATTAAAAAGACGGATAAAACCACAATGTCCCGCGCCATCGGCAAGCTCGTCAAGCAGGGCAAACTAGATGACGAAATGTTAGAGTGGTGGAACCAGAAACAGATCTATTACACTAACGATAATAAATGGGAAGATGTCCAAGAGTTGTTTGATATGACTTCCACGGAACATAAATACTCTATCATTGTCTCGCGTGCCCCAATAGATATCCTACGGATGAGCGATATCGGAAGGATTACCTCTTGCCACAGAGAGGGCGGGGAATACTTTCAATGTGCGCGAGAAGAGGCGAGAGGACACGGTATCGTTGCTTATCGTTTGTACACCGATGTGTTGGAAAAGTTTTTAACCGAGAAGACTACCGAAGAAGAAGCACAAGAGCTTGTGGTTACTACGATATTACAACACTATCAGCGATATAAGACGTTACGTAAAAACCTTAATGATGCTGAGCTTTTTGAGTCTGGAGTTGACGCAATTAAGGGAGAGTGGAAAAACCAACCCTGGCGTGGGGGCCGAACGATATACTCGCCGCGCAAAGAAGTAATGGATGCTGTAACCTATGATATGGTACGCGAGGCTGTCCGTGCTAAAGACGATTTTAATGATGACGACGCATGGCCACCTCCAGATATTAACCCTGAAGCAGAGTTAAAGCCTTTGTCTGACTTTGATGATGAGGAGATATTTCAAGACACGGATCGGGATATTTCTGGTATTATTGCCGATGAGCGTGTGCGTATGAGAAAGTTTTATGATGCAGCAAACCATCAATACTTTGTTGTGCCGGAACACGCTCCCTACGGCGCTAAGCAGCCAGGGTTTATTAATGTGGTAAGAAGTTGGGCTTGGGATAACCAAAAGGATTTATTTATAGACGACGATGGTGAACTGCAGCCGCCACGCCCACAAGACTTAACACGCTTTGGTGGCTCCTGGGAAGATACGAAAGATGGAACAATATTAAACTCTTTCTTTGATGAGGCCCGCACAGATAAAACATATGATAAATTTAGAGAGTTCGGCGCCACCAATATGCGCCAAGACACTGGCACAGAGGAAGAGGATGAGGAGGAGCAGATGGAAAGACAGCTTGAGGAGGCACAAGAACGGATAGAGGAAATCGTACAGGCAGCGAGCAATCGCGGTCAACATGTGAGCGTT